ACGAGAAATAGCATTGTGATCAAATGTAATTGTTTGACTATTACTTTGATTCATACTAAAGTTTTTGTCTGTTTCATTAATATGTAAATCGGTTCCTGCTGCGAGTGTAACGACTCCATTATTTGCCGCACTTGGTATACTGGGGAAACTAGTCAAGTTACCTGCTCCGTTTACATACTGAGAGCTTGAACCTGCCATTGTAATTGCAAGATTTCCAGAAGTTGTAATTGCACTTCCAGTATTAAATGCATTTCCTCCATGAGTAATTCCTACACTTGTTACTGTGCCTCCACTGTTACCGCTGTCTGTGGAGGATATAGTAAACTTACTATCATTTGTCCTTGTAACTGTAGTTGAGCCACTGCCGACAAACTCAATATCATCAGTAGTACTATTACTTCCTGTAAGACGGAGTTTAGTTGTACTTCCTGGAATACTTGTAGTGTAGGTTGTTCCTGTTGCTCCGCCTGCCGCTCCTGTTGCTACTGATTGTACAAAAGCTGTAGTTGCAAGTTGCGTATTATTTGTACTAGAGCCTGCCGTGGGTGCTGTAGGTGTTCCTGTTAGAGCAGGACTGCTAAACATTGTAGCTTTAGATTCGTTAGTAACATTCGCAAGACCAACCATAGCTTTAGTAATTCCGCCTACAGTACCTGTAAACGTTGGGCTTGCTATATTTGCTTTTAAGTTTAGTGCAGTTTGCTGTGCTGTTGATACAGGCTTATTGGCATCTGAAGTATTATTAATATTCTGAATACCTAAGTTAGTAAGACCATTTGTTTTAAAGGAAGAACTTAAATTTTGAGAGTTTACATTAACCTTTAGCCTGTTTCCAAGAGCAGTATTAACTGTGGCTGAAAACGCATCGTCGTCAGCTAAAGCCGCCGCTAGTTCATTTAAAGTATTTAAATCGCTTGGTGCTCCAGCTATAAGATTTGATACCGCTGTATCAGTGTATGCAGTAGTTGCGAGCTGTGTGCCATTGGTATTTGGAGCTGCTGTTGGAGCAGTTGGCGTACCTGTAAATGCTGGGCTAGTAGCTATTGAAACAGTTGCTATATCAGAACCACTATCTATTACGCTCAAACCAGAAGCAAAGTTTACAGCGTCCGCAGTTGCTACAACGCTAGATCCATTATCCATAACAATTATTTTTGCATTAGTGTCTGTAGTACCTCCTTGAATAGTTGGATTAGTCAGTGTTACATTTGTCATAGTGGCAGCAATATCACCAAGATCGGTTACATTCATTTGGCTTGGGAGTACTGGATTATTAGTATCTGTTAAGTCTTTAACTACTGCATCTGTAATTACATAAGTTTCCGCAAGAATTAAAGCAGAAGAAGTATTATATACTCTAGCAATAATTGTGTCGTTTGCATAGTCTATTCTAATGTTTGGTATGTATCCTGATACATTACTGTGAGCACCATTAGTAGCAGCCACATAAAGTACAGTATTAGACTCTATAGCCGCTACTCTATAGCCTTCTGTAGAGTCTAATTTTAATACGTCTCCTTCTTTAATTTGAGTTAAAAAAGAAGTCCCCGATCCAGTAACTTTAGAAGAACCAGAAGCTTTAGTAAAAGTTCCTGATAAAGCTGATCCATATTTATTTGTAGTATTTCCTGAACCTAAATCATACCAAAAAGGCTCACTTGCTATATGAAACTTAATAAGTTTTAAACGATCAGTAGCATCACTTGCATCTAAAAGAATGTAAGCGTGTTCAGTTATAAATTCTCCTGAAGAGTTTCTGTCGCTTTCAGACCAAGTTATAGCAGGTAAAGTATTACAGTTTTGCTGGTATGAGCTACCATTACTATTAGTATTAGTAATACGAGTAGATCTACTACTAGGGCTTTTTGCACTGTAGGAACTGTTTGTAAAGATTATTGCATTTGCAGATACCTTAAGACCTACATTGACAGTGCCTCCATAAGGCACTCCAAGAGGCATGCGTGGTATATTTTCTTTAAATCTGTCAGTAACTACAACAGGTACTATGGTAGGCACTGATACGTTTTGAAGCGTATTAACAGTACGTACTGCTATTTTGTAGTTTCCGTCACCTATCCCTTCTAACATTTGGGAGGTTATATTCGGATTATTAAGTAATATAGGGCTATCTATATTAGGAAAATTATGTGTTATTTCATATCCGGCTAAAAACTCATAAGGGCCTTCGAGGGCTCCTATGTTTGTTGGAGGTGTCCACTGTATGAGCAACTCTTCTCCTATTTTTGTAGGATTGCGCATGCTTGTACCAAATACATCTGTTACTGGAGGAACTACATCATTATATCTTAATGTTGGATATACAGTATCGGCTATGTAAGTTGTAAAATCCTCATCAACAGCTTGAAACTTTTCATCGTAGTGCTCTACAGCAGTAATAGCAAATTCATTTTTAGAATTTTGTGATATTGCTAGTACTTTGTATTCTTTTGCAGAACCCAGAACGCTCAAACCTGAAGAGGCTGTCTCAGTAAGTACCCAAATACTTTCGACACTAGGTATAGAAGAAAACGCAGTATTTGGCTGACCCGTAGACGTGTTAGTACCGGAAGTTTTAATTGTTAAAGTATCAACACTACCTGCACTTGTAGCTACTTCTTGAGTCTCTACTCGTGTAGTATCAGACCAGTTTAAGACTAAAGGGTCTCCTCCGTTTGTTATACGAGCATTAGAAGCTTTCTCCTCTGTATCTATATTCTGTAAACTTGAGTTTCCTGATACAAAAGCTTGTTTTATCAAATCTCCTTTTTTATAGTAAACACCTGCAATAGTCACATCTTCTGTAGTAAAAGCAGCTGGCTCTACGAATACTAGGGAGAGCTGATAGGTGCTTCCCGAAGCTAAAGTAGTAGGGCTGTCTAGAGGGATAGAGGTATTGCTGCGACTCGTTCCTGAGTTTGATACTCTGCCGCTTATGCGAACAGCATGCCTATCAGCATCTTGAATATTTATAATATCACCAGGAAGAAGAAAAGTGGCATTTAAAGACGTAGTAAAACTAGCAACTTCTCTTTGATTTGCTGCTGTCCATAACTTCCATCTTCCGTAACGTAAAGCCTGCCCTTCGCTGGTGCACCCCATGGCTACGGATTTTTGAGAGATTATTTTACCTGTTTGAGCAATATTTAATCTATCTTCTACGAGTAAGGGAGAGGCTTTATAGTTGGCATCAGGATCTATCCAAGTAACTATACATTGATTAATACGTGTTTTACTTCCCGTGCTTTCGTAAGAGAAACTGCCTCCGATTACATTACTTTTTGAAAAGTTGTATACAGGACCAGAAGGAGCGTCTATAATGGGAAGAACTTTGCCATCAATGTAATAAAGCATACTACGAAATATGGTTGCTATATCTTTTAGCACTTTATAAGCATCTGCTGCTTTTGTAAAATATAAGTTACAAGTAAAGCGAGGCTCTAAACCTCCTTTTCCATCATCTACTAGTCCGTCACAGTATCTTGCGATTCTATATAAAGCATAAATATCAATATCACTATCTTTTAAAAAATCTCCTAATCCATAACGATTGTTTGTAAGTATGTCATAAAATACCCAAGCAGGGTTGTTTGTATAAGTTTTTTCTGCTGAAAATGCTCCGTCCCAATCTTGATAAGAAGTTTCAACATTACCGTTAGTAATATTACGATTATATGTAGCTACCCCTGAGCTATTTTGTTCTCTGGTTACATAGTTAGAGGGTATAAGAACTTTTAACCCTCTAAGATGATAAGATCTAGAGGGTATACTTTGAAATTTTTGGGTATCAAACGTAACTTTTGCAAGAGAAGAGAAGGGGTGCGTTAATATATCTTTAATAACACAAGTTGTATTTGTTAAAGCTGAGGATGTGCTCTGTCGCCAGTCATGAGTAGTTGAGTTTTGTGCACTAAAACCGGGGCCCTCATGATTACTTACTCTTTCAACTTGTATCTTGAAATCAGAAAAAGGTCTAAAAGCAGTTAAATCTATTGTATCAACAAAACTAACTGCATTTTTGTTTAAGCCAGAGTGTAGTAACGGATTTTTTAGTACTTGATAACTACCAAAAGAGGAAGCTCCTGGCTTTTTAATTGCTATCTGAGTTTTATAGCGCGTATACGTGTAACTATCTGTACCCTCTCCACTAATAGCATAATGACCTCCCGCATAAGCAATAGTATACCTTGCTTCATCGACTTCTTGTAGCTGACTTGCAGTTAAATTAAACCCTGAAGAGGCGCTTCCTATTAGTACCTTAGGAGATTGATCTCCATCAAAATTACTACTTCTTTCTAAAGAGCCGCCGGCACTTGGCGTGTTACTTATAGAAGTTGAGCCTTCTCCTCCTCGGCCTGAGAAAGGAACTTGAGCTAAAGTACCTACTCTAAATTGAGTTGTCAGACCTTGATAGTTAGTTGTTTGTGTTTGTACTATATTATCTGCCTCTAAAATTATGGAACCAGAAACATCAAATTTATAGTCGTTTGTAACTTCCGTCCAGTTAGACGCTAAAGTAACGGTGGTCCCTGTTACATTTATGACCTTAACTATTTTATCTACTTCTAGTTTGTAGGTACCGTCAGGAACCCATAGACCTGAAGCACCTGAGGGGCCTCCAGGTACAAACTCAGCGACAGTATTACTAACTCGATTAGTTAACCAACCCTCACCAAAAGCTCCGTCTCCAACACCTCCTGAGTTTACAAGACCAAGTCTTGCGGGTACGTGAGTATCTACACTTTCAGGGGTAGATACCATATCTTCTTCGAAATAGCTACTGCCATTAGTAACTGTTAAAGTAGCAGTAATAGTATAGTTAGAGGTTCCTGAAGAACCGTTTGAGGCAGTTACATTAGCACTGCCATGGGCTGCTCTTACAATTAAATATTTGTGTCCTGTTGTGGATTGTATAATGGGCGTGTCACCTGCACCGCTAATTTCAGCAGTAGAAGACCCGTTTACTAATCTTATTGTTGCAGCACTTTGACTGTAGAATTTAGCAGACTCTGACAAAGGTACGGTTCTATCATCGTTTAAGTAAACTGAAGAAGACCCATCTACAAGTCCGTAAATTGGTCCTTCTGATATAAGATCTGTTACAGATATTGTTTGTCTATCTCTAGTACTAGGACTAGAGTCTCCTTCGTTCCTTTTGTTATATGTTGTTCCCACTTTATGCCTCCTGTTTTTGCGATACTATATTAGTATTATTCGCTGAATCTGGTATTGTATTATTTATTGTTTCCTGTGTTAAGCCCCCAGTAGGTGAGCCGTTTCCACCTTGCAAAATATCTACAGCTATAGGTCTTCCCGGAACTCTCAGTTCTCCATAAAGTAATGGAATAGGATCTCCTTCTACAGCATTGTTTGCTCCTCCACTAAAAAGATAATTAGTGGGAGCATCTTGATCGACAGCAGGATCCGGTGCCATTAACTGTTGTATACCTGTCAAAGCTAAGTTGAGGGCCATCGATGCCGCAATTTGGCCGAAGGTATTAAGACCTAGCGCAAAATTGCCTGCAGTTGCTCCTGCTGCCGCTCCTTCTGCTACTGCTCCGAATATGGCTGGATTGCTTACAATAATAATAACAATAGCAATAGCTGCTAGTATTTTTCCTATTCCGCTTTTAGATCCCGCAGGTACTAAAGAGATAGTTACATCACCTTTAGATAAGGGGGTTAATAAGTCTTCCTCATCTATAGTGCCGTCTGCTGTCTCAACTATAAAACCTATATCATCCTGGGCACAGTTCCTTACATAAGGTAAGAATTCAGGTCTATTTGCATTTATACATTTAAAAATGTCTGCATAGTTATTAGTACTAACAATAAACTTATTGCCAAATTTTTCTCCTAGTTCCCCTTGTAAATACACACTACGTTGCATAACGATAGACTCCACTTATATGCTGTTTCCAAAAAGGGTAAATATTTTCCCTACAGGATATCCTATTTTCTGCATGATGATAAAATATATCATCACCTAAATAAACTCCACAATGATTCCCTACTAGAGCTTTGATTGTAAATACCAAAAAGTCTCCTTTTTGCATATTTCCTTTTACTTTTTTAAAACCCCAAGTACTGATATAATCTTCTGTAAAATAGTCTATATCTTTTTCCCACCAATCGTCTTCAAAGGGAGGTCGAGTAGGTACTTGTAAACCTTTTGATATATAGTAGTCTCTTGCTGCCTCAAAACAGTCGGTTACACCAAATTCATACTCCCTACCATATAAAGACTTTGTACTTATCTCCGGCTGTAATATATCCATATCCATTTCAGGGTAGCTAAATATGTAGTAAGGTATTCCTACTGCATTGCAATATTTTATATCATTTTTACTTGGCTCAGTGGTCCCATCAGGATGACTATGTACTATACCTATAATATCTGCTTTATGTCCTATATTAATGTACTGTTTTGAGTTTATAATAAAGTCTTCTTTTTCTTCTGCTACGTTATCGCAAGGAAACCACTGTGTTTCTCCTTTAACTACTGCTAGTACTCCACAACCTTCCTTAGGGTACCACTTTTCAAAATGCTCTTCTATTTCTTTTAATTGTTTCATATTTAAAACTTCAATGTTCCGGGGAATGATCCGAAAGGCAAACGAGCTGCTCCATTTGTTGATCCATCGGGCTTTTGATTAAGGCTTGTAAGTACAGAAGGTATAAAGCCATATCTAGCTTTACAAGATTGTAGTGTTTTTCCGCATAGTTCTTCTCTGCTCCAGTACGGGCTTGTATGGGTAGGTACTTCACCTGTAGAAGGTGCGGTAGCCTTCCAGATTGTTATTGAGTTGTAGCGGACAAGAGCACCTGTAGCATAAGCTGTTCCTGAAGCCCACTCATACCATTTAAGAACTTCTTTCCAAAAAGATGAAGTTATCGAAGGAGTGTTACCTGTGCCTGCAATTTTGCATACCCAATACTGAGTAAAAGAAGCTGTACCAGTTCCTGAACCTGCACCCGTTGCTGTAAATACGGTGCCTACAGTATTATTAGCTGCTCCTATAGAAGTAAAGTTTGTACCTCCAGAAGCAATAGTATAGTCTTTTCCTATCTCAAAAGCACCTGCAGTTACAGTACCAACATTTGTAGTAACATAATTAGTAGTGTCATATGCTGTAGTTGCTGAGTATGCTGGAAAAGTCTCTCCTCCAGAAACAAGGGGTCTATCATCAAAGTCAAAGTATGCATTATGAGGTCTTACAGTTCCGTCTCCGTTATATTTTACTTGACCATCTGTATTCCAAGTACATCCGCCCCCTAAACCTGAGGCATGTCCTTGATACTTCCAGCTGCAGTATTTTCCCACAACTACTCTGCGAGGCAGTTGTATATTTTCTAAGTCATAAGGTGCTGCGACTTCATAAGTAATAGAAACAGAGTTTTCTTCTGCTATTCTATCGATTATATATTC